TCTAACTGTGGAGCAATGAGTTCTAAGTCCATTGTGTTTGTAGATGGTATTGTTTACTGGATGGACGACTCAGGTTCTTTTAACGGATATAACGGAACCGTTGTTAAACTTCCTTGTAGTGTAGAAGATTTTGTATTTAATACCGCTAATCCAGGAGACCTAGGTTTTAACTATGATGCTGGAAAATTAACTTACGCTAGTCACAATTCTTTGTTTAATGAATTACATTGGTTTTATGCTTCTAGTTCAGCTACTGAAATAGATAGATGCGTTACTTATAACTATCAAGATAAAGTTTGGTATACCAGTTCTTTATCTCGTACCACTTACTATGACGCACATTTATATGATAAACCTTATGCTACTTCTTTTTATGAAACAGGAGTACCTACTTTTCCAGTTATACAGGGAGTAACTAATACTTCTGGTTCCTCTACTTTTTGGGAACACGAAACGGGAATAGATCAATTAGAGGATGGAGTAACTACTGCTATTACTTCTTTTATAGAATCTGGAGAGTTCATGCTTCATTTAGAAGGTGACGGAGAATACTTTACGAAAGTAAGAAGATTTATACCTGATTTTCAAAGATTAGATGGAACTGCAACGGTTACTATTTTATTAAAAGACTATCCTTCTGATACGTCTGTTAGTTCTTCTTTAGGACCTTTTTCTGTAACATCAAGTACTCAGAAAATAGATACACGTGCTAGAGGAAGATCTGCTAGTTTGAAGATATCTAATTTATCTAGCGGAGTAACTTGGAGATATGGTACTTTTAGAGCAGACATACAACCTGATGGTAGAAGATAATGGCTAAAATAACTAATTACATTCCAGAACCTACTCCAGAGTACAGTATGGATAATCAACAACAAGTTCTTCAATCATTAGAAACAATGAAGAATCAATTAAATAATTCTTTTCAAGAAGATTTAAGACAAGAAGTAGAAAGGTACACTTGGTTTGTAAATTAAATGGCTAATATATATAAAAACGCAAAACTTGATTTAACGGCAGCTACGGATACTACTTTGTATACTGTTCCTTCTAATTCTAGAGCTATTGTAAAATCTATTTTAGTTTGTGATGACACTAATAATGGCAGTAGTATAACAATCACTTTATATCCAGGAGCTCCTGCTTCAGGGGGTGGAATTGTTCTATTTAAAAGTAAAGTTGTATCGGGTAATGCAACAGAGCAATTAATAACTCAACCTTTAATTATGCAAGAAAATGAAGTATTGGAAGTAGTTGCTGCAGACGCAAACAGATTGCATATTACAGCATCCATATTAGAAATTAACAGAGAAGATGTATAATGGCTAACAAGATTAACCAAGTTCATATAGCAGGTAAACGTAGAAAAAGACCTGGAAGACATGCTAAATGGCAAAAAAGAAGAAAGACTAATCAAGGGAAACCTTTATAAAGGTAGACAAATTAAATTAAAACTATTATATAATTACTATGACTGAAATAATAAAAATACCCGCACAAGCAAAAGAGATTGTTAAAAACAAAAGAACAGGTGTTGTTTATACCGACAAGGCTGAGTTTGATGCTGATGTAGTCAATCCTGCTACCGATACCACAGTAGAAGATTTTCAACAAGATCTAGAAATTACTGTTGCTTCACTGACTACTAAACCAGCAGCAAATTAATTTATGAAGCCTTTAGGCGGAACAGAGCTTCAACATGCTCAATTGTATAAGCATGTAGATAATGATCTATTAGACAAAGTTCAGATCACTACTTCTGTCCCTGAAAAAATACCCTTATCTTCTACTAAAATAAATATTCTTTGGGAACAAAATTCCTATGATCAAGGTAATATTGCACCTTGGATGAAAGACCCTTCCAATCATTCTAAGTATGATTGGTATGTGTTCAACAGTCATTGGTCTGCTGAAAAATTTAGAATGATGTTTCATCTACCTCCTCATAAATGTGCGGTGATTAAAAATGCTATAGAACATTTTCCTGGTAGAGCGGCATATCAAAAAGGTCAAAAATTAAAACTGATCTACACCTCTACTCCTTGGAGAGGATTAAGTGTGTTACTAGGAGCGATGCAACTTATTAAAAACCCTTTAATTGAATTAGATGTATATTCCTCTACACAAATTTACGGAGATGCGTTTAAAGATAAAAACGATGATGTATATAAACCTTTATATGATCAAGCAAAGAAATTACCTAATGTAAATTATATAGGCTATGCTTCCAATGAAGATATTATGAAAAAAATATCTGAGTATCATATATTTGCTTATCCTAATATATGGGAAGAGACTTCCTGTATGTCTGCGATAGAAGCGTTGGGAAGTGGGCTACATGGTATTGTAACTAATTACGGAGCTTTATTTGAAACATGTTCTGAGTGGCCCACGTACGTTCAATATGATACCAACTACAGGAACCTATCTAAATGTTTTGCTTATGCTATTGAAGGTATCACAGATCAGTTACACACAAAAGGAATGCAAAATTTATTAGATGCTCAAGTTTCTTTTTATAATAAATTTTATAAATGGGAGAATAGAAAACATGAATGGACTAATTTTTTAACAGGAGTTATAGATGCAAAATAATCATGAACCTATATGGTTTGATGAGAAATCAGAGACCACGGATCAGGGAACTAAGGTAAAGAAAAAAGAAGCAGGATATTCTTTATTTGTTGCCACCCCTGTACATAGTGAATGCTCTATTCATTACGCTCAATCTTTATTACGATTACAGGCTTATTGTTTTAATAAAAACGTAAAAATATCTTTTCAGTTAATGAAATCATCCTTGGTAACTCAAGGTAGAAATATGTGTGTCAGTGCTTTTTTAGGGAGTAAAGCTACTCATCTTTTATTTATTGATTCGGATATTTCTTTTAATGAAGGATCTCCAGAACGAATGGTGGCTCATGATAAGGATGTTATTTCTATCCCCTATCCTTTGAAAGATATTAATTGGGATAAAGGAATGCATATGATTAAAGAAGGTAAGGTTAAAGAGGCTAAGGACTTAAGAAACAAGTCTTTTTATAGGTATCCTATGAAAGTCAATAATAATGAAGAGATAAAATTAAAAGATGGAGTTATTGAAGTAGAGCATTCCCCTACTGGATTTATGCTCATTAAAAGAGAAGTTATACTTAAAATGATAGAAGCTTATCCAGAAATGAGAATTGATCAAGATCAAGTTATTAATGGTAAAAATGAAAAACTACCTAATTTTTGGAACTTCTTTGATACACAATTTGATCCAATTAAGCATTCTTACACAGGTGAAGATTTTGCTTTCTGTCAACGGTGGAAAAATATTGGGGGTAAATGCCATGCTTGGATTATGGATTATATTACTCATGTAGGAGAGCACCAATATACAGGAAGATTTGCCGATGAGTTGATACTCCCTGATAAATAAGATAAAATCAGGGTTAAACAGTATTTATAAAAAATGGATCCATTAACACTTGCATTAATAATAGGAGGAGGCTCAGCGGCGGCGGCTAAACTTGGTGGCGCTAGTACTAAAGATTCTTTAAAGACAGGTGCTCTTTCTGGAGGAATGTCTTTTATTAATCCAGCTGGAGCAGCAGCTAATCCATACGCACAAGCTTTTGCTCAAGAGAGTGGAAAACAAGGAATTAAATCTTTATTAATTGAGAGTGCTAAGCAAGGTGTTCTACAAAGAGGAGCTAAAAAATTAGGAGTAGATCCTATGATAGCTCAAATGGGATATAACATGTTTAATACACCAGGACAAATACCTGGAGTAACTAGTGCCGCTGATCAAGTATCTATGGCTAACAACTTGACCGTAGATGAAGCGTTTCCAGGACAGAGTACTTCAGACATAATTAATCAAGCTAATAACTCTAATATGCTCCCTACTACTAATGTACCTTATGGAGTAGGTGAAACTGCTAATGTTAGTATGAGTAATACACCAACAGGTATCGCTACTCAAATACCTACAGCAGGATTTGATGAAGGAGATATAGGTGGTGGTTATGGTTTTGGTGTAGCTTCTCCTAATACAGGAACCGATGGAGGTTATCTAGAACAAGTTCAAGATGTATTTAAAACAGACGGTGCTTACGACATTGACAAGATAGCTAAGGGAGCAACTTTATTTGGTGTCCCTGCATTACTATATGCTAGTGGAGCTTTTAAAGATAAACCACAAACAATGTACCAACCTACGTACAATATTAACTACCCAGAATTAAGACAAGCAAGAGGACCATTACAAAGAATTGATGAACAAGGTAATCAAGTAGATGTAGCGATGCAGAGATCTCCAGAAGAACTGTATGGTTCTAGAGATACAAGTCCTTATCAATTTACTGAAAAAACTTTTTACCCTAAAGAATACAATCAAGGTGGACTAGCAAGTATCCGAAAATTCAACGAAGGTGGATTAAGTAAAGTACCTAATAAAATTACTCATGATGAAAATGATGTTAATAATTATATGAGACTTAATGGATATATTGAAGATAACAATGGACATAAAAATGAAGACACTTTATTGGCTCAGTTAGCTGATGGAGAATTCGTTACCAGAACAGATGGAGTGCTAGGAGCAGGAATTATAGCTGGAGCAAGTCCAAAGAGTGAAAAAGAAATGAGAGAAAAAGGGGCTAAGTTTTTTTATGAACAACAAAAACGATTTAAAAGAGTATTTGATTTGTTAAATGAAAACAGAGCTCGTAAACTTCACTAAAGAAGAAGTATATAAGGTATGGTCTTTGGCGGAACCTTTAGTGGAACAAGCATGTAATACAAATGGAGGATATAATGCGAAACATATATTGGAATTTCTGGAAGCAGGGCTCATGCAACTATGGATGGCTGTCGATAAAGACACTAATGCTGTGCTTTGTTGTTGCGTCACTGAGATTAGGCAATATCCTAATTTTAAAGTTTGCGACCTTAGGATTACGACTGGTGAACAATTTGAACGCTGGTATAACTACATGGATCGTATATGCGAATGGGCTAAATCAAGTGGCTGTGCAAAAATGGAAATATTTGCAAGACCTGGATGGGAACGAATTCTTAAAGAAAAGGGATTTAAAAAAACACACGTACAAATTGAGAAACTATTATGAACTCTAGAAATTTAATACAAGAAATAAAAAACAAATTAAATACTCAAGAAAAAGTTGAGTTATTTAAATATTTATACAAAGATATATCTGGAAAAGGTATTAAGGGAGATACTG